TCATTTCAGAATGAACAATGGAACAATATAATGAATTAATTAAATATTTTAAAATTTTCATAAAATTTATTTTCTTTTAGTTTCTAAATAATTTGGATAATATATTGGAAGTGTTCCATCATCCCACGGACTTTTTGACCATATATAAACACTATCTCTATTTAACTTTATTCTAATATCTTTTTCAAGAGCATCTTTTTGACCTTCAAAATATGCCTTTTCAACAATTCTATTAAGTTCTCTTTTTATTTCATCTTCGTTGTAAAATAAAGGTGTACAACTCGATAAAAATAATGTTGAAATAATTATTAATTTTTTCATAAAATTTATTTTTCTATTAAGTTATTAATTTTTGTAAAAGTTTTATTATAAAAATCTGTTAAATCTTTTAATAATTCCATCAATTCTTCTTTATTAAAAGAAATATTCACTAAAGACATATCTTCTAAAATATCATCAACAGCCCATACGATTTTATCATCAATTTCTTCATCCGTTTCAACAATTAATAAACTTCCATCTTTCATAACAAATTCATCAATAATATTAAAACCCCTTTCACCTTTTATTGAAAAATTATCACCTATTGAAAATTTTTGACCATCACTTTTTCTAATTATTAAAAAAATCTTTCCATTTACATATTCAATAAATTCATAAGGTTTTTCAATAATTTCTTCAAAAACTGTTGGACAATTTTCTACAATAGAAGCATCTATTGAATATTCTTCATCTTCGGAATAATACAATTCATAACATCCTGAATCTTTTGTAATAATTTCTCCCTTATTAAATTCTGATAGGTTTTCTAACACTTTAAATTTTCTAATATTTTTCATAAAATTTATTTGTTTATAATTTTTTATTTGTTTTAATTATTATATTCTTAACACTCTTTTGGTCTAATTTAGTTCCAATGTTTTGAAAAGGAATATTAAATTTATTTAATGAAACTTCTTCCACCATACCTTCATCGGAAAATGTTGAAGAAAATATTGAATTAAGAACATTGTTTTCCTTTATAAATTTTATTCCAATTTTTTCTCCAAATGGTACATAAAAATAATTTTTATTTTTAGAAAAAGAATTTCTTAAATATGTTCCACTATTGTCTGTAAAAAATGTTACAAAATATTTTTTTGAAAATAACTTTGGAAGCCATTTATTTTTAAATTTTATTCCTTCCAAAATTCCTTTTAAATTTGAATGTTTTGATTCAAATAAAAATGTCCATTCAAAAAGAAAAGAATTTTTCTCAACGTTTTCCAAAGGTTCTTTTTGGATTTTTGAATTTCTTTGTATTGTTATTTGATTAAAAGTTTGCATAATGTCTAAAAATTATTTTGTAATATGTTTTAAGGCATAAATTGTTGCTTCAAACAATGCTTCAAAAATGGTTTTAAATGTTTCAACATTATATTCTTCCAAAGTTTCTCCTTCTTCTAATCTATCCATATGAAACCAATCTAAAACAGGATAGCCCATGTAATAAGAATTATTAGAATTTTGTGGATAAAGAATATCATAATTCCAACCAATAATTGGATAACTATCATAACCATTCTTACTACCTGTAATTGGTGTTGGAATAATGTATATTTTATGAACTTCATTCAAATATAAATTTACAATATTTGTAAAAACTTCTATGGGTAAATGAATTTCGTCAATATAAACATCGGAAGTTGGTAAATGATTATCTTCCGAATATTGTTCAAACCATTTATAAAAATCTGTTTTTAATAATAAATTTTCTAATTCTTCTTTCATAAATCTTCTATTAAAATTTGTCTATCATATCTATAATCAAGTTCTTTGTGATAAAGTTCTAAATAAACTTTTTGTAAATCTTCATCCCAAATATCATCTTTAATAATTTCATTAATATATTTTATTACATTCATTAACCATTCATTAGACATTTCACATAATGGGACATAGTGTAAAGGCTTATCGCCACCCTTTCCATACGTTCCTCTCAAAAATACTTTTCTAACTTCTTCAAAATCATCTGTTGAATAAATTGAACAATCTATTGGAGGATTCTTTTCAAAAGAAATCTTTTTATAAGCATTTCCACCATCTAAACAATAGCGTTCACCATTTACTTTATCAACATGGCAGACAAAATCATGTCTATGTTTTGAATGTAAAATTGTCCCATCGGGGGTTTGTATTCTATTTGCAATAAGTATTTTTTCCATTTTCTTTATTATTTATTTATTTTCTTGTTTTAATCTTTTATTATCAAATTTTAACCAACTATTAATTTCTTTATTGGTTATATTATTTAATAATTCTTTAAATTCTTTTCTTAATTTTTTATAATCCATTATATTTTAATTGTTTAAAAATTATTGTTTCATTTTGATGTAACAAAAATAAGGAGAATATTTCTATTCTCCAAACATTTTATAAAATATTTTTTTAATTATTTGTTAAAATTAATATCCAACTACGGGTAAATCTTGCACACCATTTTTATACTTAGTATTTGGATTGGCTTTTAAAGCAATTAATTGTAAAATTCTAACATCAACTCTATTTAATTTTGGAAGTTCTCTAACATTATATTGGTCATTTTTTATATCATATATTGCACCAACCCCACTTTTTTTAATGTTACCTGTTGTATTTGGATTAGTGTTCGGAACAACTTTTGAAATAAATATATTAATATCATCATTATAATTTGTAATATTAGTAATTTCACCACCCATAATTTGTTTACCAATGAATTTGTTAAAAAATGTATTAGACATTCTCACTGTTCTATGGTCTTGACCCATTTTCGAAGATTTTTCAGATGCTTTCCTAAACAGTTCAGGACTTATTTCAGTCAAACTATTTTTAAAAGCTTCTTTTAAATATTTAACAAACTCCGATTTTTTCATATATAATTTTTATAATAAATATTAGCTCCTATATTTTTGGAAGATTTTTTTAATATTATCTACTCCAAGTTGAATATTTAATTTATCAACATCATTTACAAATCCTTCATTATCATTTTTTGCAATAGAAAGATAAAATATTTCAAATTTTTGTTTTCTATTTATTAAACCCTTTGAAACTAAATAATGCACTTCTGAATGTTTTATACCTTCTGTTATATAAATTCTTTTTAATAAACAATCGGGCATTTCATCAACTTTTATTTTAACACTTCCATGTGTAACAATATCTCTTAATAAATTGGCATAATGACCATCAATCAAAACATTGTTATATCTTTCTACTAAATTATGTTCATCGTTTTCTAAAAGTGCTTGGTGAATAGCTTTTACATAAAATTCACTACCTGCCATTGGAAGACCACCGCCATTACTTCCCCTAAATAACATAACCCTTGAAGCAGATGTTGAATCAACTATTTTTTCCATTTGTGAATAAATGTTGGAAATATCATCCAATCCTTCAATAATATTTAAAGACTTTTCATTATATTGTTTAGATTTTCTCTTTTCAACAAAATATTTAAAAACTTCTATTGAAAGACCACCACCTAAAAATGTTAGAACACTGTCTAAAATATTTTGAAAATTATTTGCTAATTCCATTAATCAATTCTTTATATATTTAATCAACAACCTTGTCAAAAATAAATAATGGTATATAAAAGAATTTTGGAAAAATAATTTTTAAAATTATTTAGTGGCTACAAATTTTTATGAACTTTTTTATATCGGTCTTCAAAAAATTCATTCAATAAACAAGCACCTACACAAAGTAGGCACATTAATAAATTGAAGAACATTATTTTAACATCCTTTATTAAAAATAATGTTATGAAATTAATTACAAAAGCTATTTTTAACAAATTGTTAATTAATTTTAAATGAGTGTAATAAAATTTGTTGAAGTTTTCCATTAGTTAATTGTATTAAATTAAATAAAAAATTTTTTGGTGTTTCTTCTTCATCGTCTATATTAAATTTATTTCTAAAAGGTCTTATAGAAGCTCTTCTCATAAATTCTTCTTCATCAAATAAATTAGATTTCTTAGTCATATTTTATAAATTTTTTAAAATTTCTTGTTTTAATTTTTCTCTATTTTTAAAATCTAACGTTTTCAAAGCCCATTGTAAATAACTTTTTGGAATTTCATTAATTGGTGTGTAAGGATATTGACCAAATCCGAATACAATAGGCTTTTTACCATTTACTTTTTGCAAAGTTGGTTTATAAAGCATTTTCTTTGTAACATGTCTTTCATCATCAAGTCTAATTCCTGTTAAAAGTCTGTCTCCACTAAACATGCCCCATCCATATCCTTCTATATTTTCAAAATTAAATTCTTCAATTTTTCCAAACTTTTTTACCAATCCTACGAGGTCAATAACTGTTCCCAACTTAATGTTTTCACTCCATCTAACAAGTCTTCCCACCATTTGATAATATAATGGAAGTGAATTTGTAATTCTTGCAAGTATAAGACAATCAATTTCACTGTAATCAAAACCTGTTGTCAACACTTCAACAGAAAATGCAACGGGAACTTCTCCCTCTTTATATTGTCTAAGAGCTTCTCTCCTTTCTTCTTTTCCCATATCTCCATGTATTACAACAGAATTTGGGAAAGATTTTTGAGCTTCAAAACAATGGTCAACACTTGGTAAAAATACTAAAATAGTTTTCTTACCATGTTTTAAAGCTACTTCAATACACTTTAAAACATCTTTCAACACTTGTTGCTCTTTGTACCATTTTCTTATCGAAGCATCTGTATATTCACTCTTATTTTTATTTAATTCTAAATATCTTGTATCGGGATTAAAACATTTATATTCAATTTCTTTCCAATATCCATTTTCAATCATTTCTGAAATTTGGATGACGTGTAAAATATCAGAAAAGAATCTTGGTACAGTTCTATGTAAAAGATTTAATTGTGTATATGGGTCATATCTACCACCATATACACGAGTTTTCATTGGGGAAGCACTTAAACCAATAATTTTAGTTGTTCCTAAATCCTTCATCAACTTTCTCAACATTCCATCCTTAGTTCCTTTTTCTTCATCGCCTTTAGAAGTGGAGTATGTATGAACTTCGTCAATTATTACATTCTTAATTCCATATTCTTTTAAAAATGTTCCCAAATTTTTAATACTTCCAATGGTGGCATAAATAAACCTTCCTAATTCCTTTTTACCTTTTGAAGCGGAATAAATAGCAGCCTTTCCACCAACTTCACAAAACTTATCATAATTTTGTTGCAAAAGTATTTCAGAAGGTTGTAAAATTAATGTTGGCTCATTCACTTGTTCCAAAGTCCAAGCAATAAGCCAAGATTTTCCTGCTGCTGTTGGTGCAACAAGTAATTTAGGTTTTTGTTTCTTTGTAGAATTAAAATATTCAACAATTTTATTTACACAAATTTCTTGATAAGGTCTTTTTACAATTTCTTTTTTCAAAATTAAAATTAATTTATCTTTTCCAATTCATTTTTAAAAAATTCAATTTGTCTGTTTAAATCATTACTAATTTCTAAATGTCTATTCTTATCATTTTCTTTACTTTTAATAATAGCTTCTAACTTTTCTCTTTCCAATTCTTTTGAATTGTCTTCATCACACACTTCAATTTTCATACCCTCGAAAATATAACTTCTATGGTCTGCGTGATGAAATATTTGACAATAATTTGCACCATTAAATTCTAAAACTTTTATAACATTTTTTAAATATTCTATCGAAATTTTGTTATTTTCATATCTTGAATCATCATAATAGGCATAATCATCTTCTTCATCAACTCCTAATTCTTCCAACATTCTATAAGAAAGGTCTTCCAATTCAATTTCTTCAACGTGATTTATTTTAATATATTTTTTCATAATTTAATTTTTAAAATTTCTAAAATTTGATTGTTATAATAATCTAATTGTTTTAACATTTCTTTATTTAAAATAGGATTCTTTTCATCATCAGTTAAACCATCTATATAATAACACATATTTTGTCTTTGTTTAAAGACTTTTATAAATTCAAACATTACATCATCTAATAAAAGATGTTTAATAGTTTTTATTGAATTATATTTTTCAAAATTTGAAATAGTTTCTGTCATAATTTTTTAATTTCATTTGTTAAGGCTTCTATTACAATATTATTATGATTTATTTTGGAAATTTTTCCATTCAACATCCATTTACATTTATATGCAGAATTTGGAGAAAATCCGCAATAAGGGTCGCACCAAACAAAATGTTTTAATTTCTGTTCATCATTAAAATCGCTGTCATCATCTAAAATAACGTAATTTGTAACACTTGGTGTTTTTGAAATCCAATCTAAAATCTCTTTACCACGTTCTGTCCATAAAACAGGTGTTTCTCCAATCACTTCTCCTTTAAAACCCTTCTTTTCTAAAAGTGTTTGTAAATATTTCCAACCACCATTAGTTTTTCTCCACGTTGAAGAAATAACAATTTTACAACCCGTTTCTTCAACTACATAGTTTAATCTCCTAACAGCTTTTTCATCAATTTGTGATAATAACCAACTTTCATGGTTATGTGCATCTATTAACCAATGATATAGCTTCTTTAAACCAAAAAATTGAAAAAAATTAAAATTTAATCTATTTTTCAAACGGGATTTGTAAAATAATTCGGAATTTAATACACCGTCAATATCTAAAAATAACACTTTCATAAAATTTATTTAATTTATTAAATTGTACTCTCAACAGGAATTGAACCTGTCCTAAGATTGTATAAGAATCCCGTTCTAACCGATAAACTATGAGAGCAATGTTAAAAATTAAATAATAATTTTGATAAGACTTTTGCTAATATAATTTGTCATCATTAGCTCATGTGTTTTATTCTTATCTCTTTTTAACCGACTTTGACAACTTCGACAGCAATCATTATTTAATTTTCTTTTACAAAGGTAAACCTTTTAAAATTCATTTACAAATATTTCTTCAATTATTTTATTTAATTCTAAAACTTTTTCGGAAATTATTTCATTATCTACCATGTAAAGGTTTCTATTTATTTCAATCATTACACTGTTTACTAAATTATCCTTTTTATAAAATTTTTGTGGAACAATTGAGCCACTATATGGATTATTAACTTCACAACTATATCCATATTTTTCAAAAGACCTTACTATTGTATTTTTAAGCCAATTTGGTGTATGAAATTCATCCGTACCAATACATATATCAGGTCTATTTAAAGATTGGTTAACATCTGTTTTAAATGGTTTATTTGAAAATGAATGACAATCAATAATTGTAACAAACCCATTTGTATCAAGTGTTTCTTGAACCATTTGTTCAAATATTTGATGATGATGTTTATAATATTTTTCAAAAACAATTTTTTTCACATCATTATTTTCTTCTCTAAGTCTTTCTCCACTATCACTACATGTATAGAAAAATCCTCTTCCAACTTTATAAAGTTCTTCTAAATCATCTTCAAATCTTTCTACATCGCAAAATATTCTACTAAATGGTGTTACAAGTTTCTTTGTACCAATAATGTTGAAAATTTCATCTGTTCCCCAATCAGTTAATAAATCAATTTCATCATCTATCAAATCCATATTAAATCCATCTGTGAACGGGATATATGTACTCGAATGTGGGATATGAAAAATTAATGAATTTTTAAAATCCTCATTAAACAATGTTTTTTGTAAATTGTAATTTGTTTCTAACATAATCTTTATTAAATTTTATTAATTATTTCCTTTATGACTTCTGTAAACAACATCTGCTTCACCATATTTTTTTCTAAAACTTCCATCTTCATCATATTTCGGGTCAAACTTATCTCTACCTGTTTCTTCAAATCCCATTGATTGGTATAATGAATCAAGGTATCCCGAAAAATGGTCTAAGTGCTTACCACCGTTTCTAATAGCAGATTTTACAAGGTCTTTTCCGATTCCTTTAACATTTGGTTCATTATTAAAAACTGCCACAATTTCGGAATATGTTCCATCTTTCCATTGTTTCAAAGCATATCCAATATTATAACCACTTAATTTAAACAATTTCATTTTAGAAAGGTCTTCAACAGAATAATCTGTTAACATTTCTTTATGCTTAGATTTATTTAAAGCGTTATAAAATGACTTTGGATTAGGTTTTTCAAAAGAATTTGTTTGAATCTTTTTCAAAACATCTGTTGAATAATCATTTGGAACAGCATCTTCATTTATATTTTTAGAAAATAATTCTAATAATCTAATATGATTGGTTGTTCTAAAATTATTTTCTTTTAATTTTTTGTTAAAAGTTATTGTTTTATTTATTTCTTCTTTTAAAAACTTTGTAAATTCGGACTTTTTCATGTTTATAATAAATATTTGTTACAAAGATAATACTTTTAAAATTACTTTCCAAATATTTTTCAAAATATTTTTAATAAAATGCTAAATTTTCACTTTCTAATTCATAAACATCAAAACCTCTTATTAAAAGATATTTATAAATCATTTTTTCAATAGTAGAATGAAGTCTAAAAAATTGATTTCCAATGAATGAAGAAAATGTTTCTGTATCAAAAGAAACTTTTAAATACTCAATGGTAGAACTTCCTCTTAATAAAGCTCCATTAAATTCTGCATCATTCTTTGTTCTTTCAACAGTCCATTCAACAGAATTGTCAAAAATTTTTCCAATGAATATTAATTCTTCATCACTTAAATTTTCAAAAGGTCTTAGTTTAAATTGCATATTTGGAAGAATTGGACATTCAAAATTAAATGTTCCATTGTAAAGCATCAATCTACCTTCCCCACGCCTATCAATTCCTAAAAGTGTTCCAAAATAAACTTTGTCAATATAAAGGTCTTGACCCAAATGAAATTGACAATCGTAATATGTTAATTTTCGCATAAATTTTTTAAAGGTTTAAAAGAAAAAATTGTTGACAATCAATGTGTTATCAACAATTTGAATAGAAATAAACAATTAAAATTATGAAAAAGAAAAATGTACTATGAAAAATAATTTTTTCTTAATCATATAACATCTTTTTTTCTAAAAGAGTTCCCCTACTTTCATTTAATTGTTTGTATAAAGACTTTGCTCTATCCAAAATTTCGGGAATACCTCTATGCTCCAACGTATCGTAGGAATTTAAGTGTTTATAAAAATTATCGGGAGTGTTTTTTAAAAAATTGATTGCTTCTTGCAATTCATCAATACTTGTAAATTTTTCCATAATGGTTTTAATTAATTAATTTTTTATTCGTAACAAATTCATATGGGTCGTAATCTTTTTGAACTTCTTTTTCTTGTAAAATCTTTTTAAATTTAATTCTTTCTAATTCTTTATCAAAGTCTTCTAAATTCAATTCTGAATCTTGTATGTCTATTTTCATATTGTTTGATGTTGTGCTTGTAACAGTGTTTATCGACACATCATACACTTCATCATAATCTTTGGTTTTGTAATTCGGATGATGTAAGAAATGACAATTATAGCAAATAAATTCTAAATTTGATAAAGTTCCATTAAAATTTCTACCATCTTTAAATATAAGTTTTAATGGAACTTTATAATCAACACCTCTTTTTGTATCAAATCCACATGTTTCACATACTTGTTTTTTATATCCACCCGAAATTAAAAAAAATTTAAACTGTTCTTCGGGAAGTCTATTTCTTCTGTATCCTTCTAAAACTAATTTTAAATCATATTTTTTTAATTTTTTTGATTTTTTTACAATGGGTGTATATTTTAATTTAATATTACCCTTGTTTTTCTTTTGTCTAATTAATTCATAAAAATTTAATCCAGTTTCTTCGTCTTTATGTAAAGAAGCAAATTTTTTAAATCTCGCTAAAGACATTCCAAAATGAATACGAGCTTCTTGTAATGATGTAACACGTTCTGCAACATCAATTAAATCATTTATTGTAATGAAATTTTTAAAAAGCCTTTGATTCAATTTTTACAAATATTATTTATAATTTAGAAACAACAATATTTCTAAATTAGTTCAATTTTCAATAAAAACTTTTATTAATTATTTTCCGAGTTATTGTTTGGAGAACCCTTTCTAAATATTTTTTCAATAGCTGTTATTCCCAAACCACCTAATGTTATCATAATCAATCCATCAAAAATATATTCTTGAATAGTTTTTCCTGTAAATAAATTTACAAAAGCCACTATTTCAATAGTTAAAAAAGCTATTAAAGCAACAATTCTTTTTGAAGAAACACTTTCATCTTCCGAAATGATTGACTTAAAGAATTTATAAAGAGATGTTTCGGAAAATTTCATTTCAATAGTTTTAAATAAATATTGAAATGAGATTATATTTTAAGATTGTTTTTGTTCAGGATTAACTTTAATAATTATTTCAAAATAAGTGCTACCATCCACTCCTAATATCACACCATCTTTTGGGAAACGAGCAACTTCAAAATTTTCCAAGTTTTGTAAATATCTTATTAATGATTCTTTTGTAATTTCTTCCATATTATTTTTTCATTAATGCTCTATTGTAGGCGGGAAAACCCCATTTATATTTAAAATATTTATGACAATTTATTTCATCAAATCTTGAAAATTCTTTTTGTTCTTCACTTTTACTACTTATGGAAACAAAATGATAGAACTTCGTACCAAAATCTCTATAAAAATTCATTCCACAAAGTTCACATTTTATAAAAAATTCCCAATCGGCTACATAACCTGCTTGTGAAGGATAAGATTCATCAAAACCTCCCACTTTTAAAAAATTTTTTTTAGAAATAAAAATTGGAAACGTATATCCACCTTCTAATAAAGGTTCATTTTCAAATGTTTTACAAAATTTATTAAATCTTTCTACATCAAATTCTTGTGGGGTACGTCCAAAATCTTTTATAACAAATTGTGGAAATATACTTGGAAATGGTTCTATTTGATTTGGAGTAATTATCCAATTAGATGTTTTTAAATCTTCTATTGATTCTGCAATATTTAATAATTTTTTATCAAAATTTTTTGAGCTAACGTTATCGTCATTGATTATTAAAACATTTTCGTAAATTGCATTATACACTCCTAAATTTGTTGCTCTGCATGTTCCAACATTTTCTTCTAAAATTAATGTTTGAACTTTATTTTCAAACATTTTTAGAACATCTTTGTTATGTTCATATGTTCCATCAACAACAACGATTATTTGATTATCTTTGTTAGATTGATTTTGTAAAATAGAATTTAAACAAAGTTCTAATGTTGGACTTTTATATGTTGGAATTACTATTGAAATTCTATTTTGCATAAATTATTTTTTAATAAGTCCTATTTGATAACCTTCGAAAAGTTTATGATATTCATTTTCATAAATTGTTTGAAAAAATCTTATCCCCAATTCGGGTGAATTTGATAAGTGTGGATTTTTAGGGTCTTTCCATCCAAAATCATCAAAAATTAATAGACCGTTTTTCTTCAATAATTTATTTGCATAATAAGCATCTACAAATGTATCATCTGCTCTATGAGAAGCATCTATATAAATAAAATCATATTTTTCAACAAATTCAAATGTTGGTAAAATCTTTTGAGAATAACCCTTATGAATATTAAATTTTATATGAGGAAAAAATGAAATATTATGTTTAAAATTATTTTCGATAAAATTATCATCTTTTAGTTTTGACAAAGTATTTTCCATTCCCGATTCTATTTCCGACCCACCAAATGTGTCAACTACGTCATAAATAATATTTTCATGTTTTAAAAAATTATCACAAAGAAATGTTGTAGCTCTACCTTCAAAACACCCTATTTCTAAAATATTTAATATTTTATATGGAATTTCATTTTCATACCATTCAAAAACTTGTTTCCACATCGGAATCATTCCATCAAACCAAGTTTCTGTAAATTTATATTTGTTTGAATATTCGTAATTCATTATTTTTATTTATTTTAAATCAATTAAACTTATTAAATATTTTTCCAATCAATTAATGGTGCTAACCATTGTGTTTCACCATGTGTTGCAAAAGTTGGTATGGGAGATAATAAAAGTTTTCCCAATTCTCTAAATTCTAAAAACATTTGAAAATCATTTGGATATTTTTCATTACTCCATTTTAATATAACATCTTTCAATAACAATAAAGTTCCCAATCTACTTGCAAATGTCATTGTTGTAGAATTTGTTATTTTATAATGCGAATAATCACCTAAATAGATTTTTGTAAGTTCTCCACCATCATTTTCTATAAATAAATTACCACCCCTTTCTTTTGGAATATATTTATCGGGGTGGTCATATAATGTTACAAAAGATGCTCCTATATAAAAAGCATTTTCCATAACTTTTTTAGAATTTTTTAGATGTAAATAATCATTTTCAACAAAATAAATTATTTCAACAGGATTTTTAAAATTTTCTAATACATAATTAAATACTTTTATAAATGATTTACCTGACGAACCTTCTGAAATATGATTAATATTTTTTATATTATATTTCTGATATATACTTGATAATTCATTGGATTCAATTTCTTGAAGATTTCCATCTATGAAAATATGTAAATCTTCACAATCACCTTCTAAAAAATTTTCAATGAAATTTTTTAAACAATTATAATTAGTAATATAATTCGGTTTAATTTTTGTAAAATTATTTGGGGAAATTCTATAAATTATTTTCATTTTGGTAAAAAGTATTTAAAATTATCATAGTATTTAACATCATTGTAAAAAAAATTTGAATCAATACTACCATCAAGCTCCGTTATTCTGTTTACATTTAATGATGAAGCCATAGCTGTACTACCAGTTTGATTACCTATGAATAATTTACTACTATTAATTATAGTAAAAAACTCATATAAATTTTTTACATGATATGGGATGCAATATTCTTTTAATGGAAATACTTCAAATTGAGATTTATCAAAATATATAAAATATGATTTTTGAAATTGTTCTATTATTTTAGAATACTCTTTAATAGATGAATTATGAAAATATTTTTTAGAACGATTTATTATTAAAGAATCTTTAAATAATTGATTTTTTTCATGCTTAATCCAATGAAAATTTTTAGGAGGATTTATTTTTAAAAAATCATTAAAAAATATTTCTAAAAAAGTATTATTATATAATAATTTAGATTGTCTAAATTTAACTAAGTCCACATCAATTATTTCATTATTATATATTTTAAAATCTTCACACCAATCTTGATTCATTAAAATTGGATATAATGAATTATATGTTACTTCTAAAGAAGTTTCAAAAAAATCTCCCCTTTCAGAAATATATATAATAGCTTTATAACCACTGATTTCATAATTATATTTACATATAGAAAGACCATATATAAAATCTCCTAATTTACCACCTCCTAAATATGATTTAATTTTCATTTAATAACTTTTATAAAATATGTTGGGCAACCATCTTTAGTTAAATAAGAAATTTCTAAATTATATTTTGAACAAAATTCATCAACGGCTCTAACAACTCCTTCAAAACCATTGCTTGTATAATCATGTCCCATAATAACACCATCATTTTTAACTTTTAAAAATGACATTTCTAAATCATTTATAACAAATTCATAAGAATGATTCGCATCAATATAAACATAATCAAAATAATCATTATCAAAATTTAATAAAACTTCACTAATATTTTTTATTAAAATAACATTTTCGTTAGGTTCATATAATGGTAATAAAACGTTGTTATAATAATCTGTTAAATTAATAACTTCCATATTCACACCATCTTTATTTCCTGAACCTGTGAATCCATCAAAAGGGTCTATGAGATATAATTTACTTGGTTGACATATTTCTAATATTTGTTTAGAAAATTCACCTTTAAAAACTCCTATTTCGACAAATATTTTATTCTTATCTAATAATTTTAAAATATCTGTTCTTGTATCAAAAATTTTCATAATATAATTCTTTTATTTTTTCGATTAAAATTCTTTTATAATCAGATGATGGAACTCCATATGTAAAATGAAAATTTTTAATATTATATTCTTCGATATATTTTTTTATATTAGATTTATCAAATCTTGGTAAATATAAAAAATTATATTCAAATGATATTAAATTTATATCTTTATTTTGGAAAAAAATTTCATCATTTATATAAAATTGTTCCCAACTTGGATAAATACCTAACGAATGTTTATCGTAAACACTTTCTATAAATTTACTTTCACTTTTGGGTATTCCCATGAAACCACAATTATATTTAAAATATTCATTAAAATACGTTTTATCAAAAATAGTCCCACTATCATATGTCATATTTAATTTAGATTTGTCAAATATTGTATTCAAATCATATTCAAAATTAACAGGAATCATATCTAAATCCCATGTTACAATAAAATCATCTTCGAATAATTTATGGATATGACATTTCCACCAACTTGGATGAACATTATTATAATTAAATTTATTTTCTCTTAAAACAATAAATTCAATATCTTTCTTTTTAAAATACTTTGTTAATAATTCAACGCTTACTTTTTCGTAAGGAATTTCACCACTTGCTATTGTTACTACTTTCATACTTAAAAAGTCTTTTTAACTGTTGGAAAATATTCTTCAATCCAATCAACTCCACCATTACAATAATCACCGTCCCATCTACCTCTTAATTCATAATATTGATAATAAGACTTCCACCAAATATTTTCAAAAATCATTAAATTGTTTTCAAATTTTGTTATAACGGTTTTTGGAAACCAAGCAAACTTTTTAACTTTCTTCATATTCTTAATTTTAATTATTTTTTAAATTACATCATAAGTTTTTTCAAATATATCAATTTTACATGGATAATATTCACCATTAACACCTCTTATAATATAATCATCATTTGACACTTTGTAAGAAGTTCCTTCTAAAGTTTTTACAAATAATTTTCCATCATTTATTTCAAACCATTTTTTAAAATCATTTCCAAAAGATTTGACAAAATCTTTGAAGTCATTTAATTTTTGAGATGTTGAATATGGGAAAAAATCAATTTCAACAGGTTTTTTTCTTGCTTTCATATTATTATTAAATTTATTTTTATCATTTAATTAATTTATATCTCCAATAAAAATTATTATCGTCAACATTTTGATAATACTTATAAAAATATACAGTATGACCCAATGATAACATTTCTTTAATATCATTTAAACAACCATTTTCATCAATTGACTTTTTAGAATATGTTTCATATTCTCCAATATATTCATTATTTTCAACAAAGACATCTGTACAGGGAGTTGTTACCAAAAAGACATTTTCTAATGAAAAAATTTCTTCAATAACATTTTTATGATTAAAAGGTTTTATATCATAATTTAATTGTAATGAAAAATATTTAGCAGCTTCTTTTGATAAAAGTCTTGTATTAACTCTTTTAGAGTTTCCTATTAAAATATAACAATTTTTTAATTCTTCTTGAAAATTATTTTCTGAATTTTCCATATTATTAATTTAAGCTATTTCTGAAACAATAACATCTCCAACTTGATATTCATCTATTGTATAACCTTTTGGTAGTGTTGTACTATCCATTGGATTTACATTTTTCCAAACTTTTAATTCATCTTGATAATCATTTCCAAGTTTTGAAAAATGTTTTATTAAATATTCTAACGCTTTATATTTATTTTCACCGATTGTGAAAAATTCAAAATTATAATCATTTGGATTAAAATGATAAAGTTTCATAAAATTTATTGTTTATATTATTAAATTTATTTATTACAAAACACACTAAATCCCCAATATAAATCCCGTTCGGAACAAAAAATATTTTTAAATCCCATATATTTCAAACAATCCACCATATCTTTTGGATGAAATAAATGAATATGTTTCTTATTAGATTCGGGTCTATGATAAGATTGGTCGGGATGTGGAAGTGCTAAAAACAATGTTCCATCATCTTTTAACTTAGTTTTAAAATATTCCAACACTTCAATATAATTTGGAATATGTTCCAAACAATTTGAAGAATAAATAAAGTCTAAATTTTCACACCAACTTGGAAAATTTGTTGCAGAATAGCCATTTAAAATTGGGTCGATTGGAAATGTATATATTCCATTTTTTGTCCAATAGGATTCTTGATAAAGACCTTTATTTAAAGCTATTTGTTTAAAAATATCTTCACTAATATCTCTTTGATTAGTATGATTAAACATCCATTCAAATCTATTACAACCAACATCAACTCCAAAACCTTTACAAACTTCTAAAGCGAATGGTTCATAAAACCTTGTGGCATTTCCATTTATTTGATATTTTGGGTAAAAATTACCATTATGCTCTACTGTTTCAATCTTCATATATTCCATTGATTCTGTTATAAAAAAATTCTGCAACTAATTGATAGGTTGATTCTAAATCATTACAAGTTTTCCAACCATCATTAGTAACAACTCTAAAAAAGTTAGAATAGTTCCTCAATTTATTTCCATATTCATCTTCAAAAATTTCTTTATCAAGCATAAAATCAATTACTTTATACAAATCATTCCAATCTGTATTTGGATTGAATTTATTTTTTGGAAGAACATTTGAAAATATTGGAATTGTATGATTGGGACTTCTAAAAATATCAAATTTATGATTGTAATGATGCCTTTGTTCCAAATGTTGTTTCAAAACGAAATATCCTACATTAGTATTTCTAAATGGGTTTTGATTAAATTCTGAATTGTGTGGAATATATTCAAAATTCATTTCATTTAAAAACATTTTTTTCTTTTCGAAAAGATTTAATTCTTCAAAAGGTTTCATAGAATTTATTAATTGTTTTGTTAAAGTTGCAGAGAGCATCGGAATCGAACTGAAAAGTGTTACCTTCCATCAATTTAGCAAATTGTGACAATCACCATCATGTTTTACTCTCCAAAAAATTATGTTACAAATGTAGAAACTTATTTTTAAACTTCCAAATTTAATTAAAAAAAAATTATTTATTTAAAAATATTGGGTCATCCCCTATATAATTTCCATCATCATCAATATCATCGAAAGGTGGGATTGAAATTTCTATAAAACCATCTTTTGGAACAGCATATCTTAAAACAATATTTGTTAAAGTTTTATATGTTGAATATAAATAAATACCATTTTTTGAATTATTAATAATAAAAGATTTTAAATCAAATATATTATTAAAATATTCTTCTTTCAAACATAAAACTTCTTTTATTGTATATTCATTATTTAATAATGGAAAACATGGTAAAGGTGCAACAAATATATTATCTAATTGAAATATATCTAAAAATTCTTCAAAATTTTCTATAAAAGAATTTTCTGTATCTATTGTACAAAATACACAATTATCTAAAAATCTTTCTCTTTTATTAATATTATATTGTTCCATAAAAATTATTTTGTAATTCTTGTTTTTTAATACTTTTTACATGCCATAAGAAAAAATCATTCGGAAGTGTTGATAAACGCTTATATCCAACTAATTTTTCATGGACTTTATTGACCCATTTAATATTTCCATTATTTTTGAAAATTCTCATTTGTGGGTCAAATGGGTTTATATAACCATTTTCATCAATTCTCCAACCCCATTTTTGAATATGTTCTTGTGTAATTCCTTCAACAATATTTCTACGTGGAACATTGAAACAATCAATATCATCATTTTCTTCCAAAATATATTCTAAATATTCTAAAATACTTTCAGAAGGAATTTCATCTGCATCAATTTGGAAAATATAATCTCCATTAGAAATATTTAATAAATTATTTTTAAATGTTGCAAAATCCTTGTTTAAAAAAGAATGGTGAATAATAAGATTAGAATTTTCTTGCAAATATTCTAAATATTCATCCATTTCAACATTTGATTTTGAAAGGTCGTGTAAAATAGCTATTTCATATTTTTCTTGAATGTTATATTCAAAAAGTTTATTTAAAAGAGTTTTTAATTCTTTTAATTCATCACAAACAGTAATTGCATATGTAATTTTCATCCAATAATAATTTTATTTTGAATTTTATATGTTGGTTGAACAGGATTTCCACTTCCATTACCACCTCCTCCACCACTTCCATTACCACCTCCTCCACCAATAAACCCTAATATGTAATTTTTAAAATAATTATAAACATATGAATATGTGTTAAATTTTAATAATTGGTCATATAATGAAAGTTTAAATTGAGAAATTTGAACAGTTCCAATATAGAAAATAAAATATTCACCATTTATTATAGAATTTACAGAATTTCCTTTTATAGAAATTAATTCATTTGTCAAATCGTTTAAAAATTCTGAATATGATGGCATTATTTTGAAGAGAAGAGTTTATAAATTCCATATAAAACAAATAATAAACCTCCTTTATCAATTCCACCTGTTACAAACAATTCACATAATGTGATTATTGAAAGCCATGTAACTGTGTTAAATTTTATTAATTTAAAAAATTCGTTAATTGTCATCGTTTAAAAATTTTAAAAGTGAGAAAAAATCATTTCTTTCAAATTCTTTTTTTGTTGATTGAATTGGTTTTTTGTTTTCATCAAACTCTATGTAAACATACTTAGCATCATCTTTTGAAGTACCATCCAAAAACACTGTAAAATCCTTTGTATTCAAATAGTATGGAAACCAATCTCCAATAGCAACATCTTTATAAAGTTTTGGATAATTTTCAACATCCGTTCCTTTTGGAAGTTTTGTCAATCCACAATCAAAACATTGTGAAAAATTTATTTCTTGTGAATTATAACAATTATTTGATTTTCCACATGGGCAAATCGTTAATAAATTTTCTTTTTCTTGCATAAGTTTTTAAATTGATTTATAAAACGCAACATATAGGATATTTTATAAAGGGTTTTTAAATATTATTTCCAATTTCAATGTCTTTTTTTAAATATTCTTTAAATTTTGGAACAGAAATGAATAAAATTCCAAGTATCAAATCTACTTTTGAAAATCCATAATCATATAATTCTGAAAATTCAAATGAAATTTTTCCACAAGGTTGATTAAAACCTTGTAATATCACTTCATTTTCATATTCTTCATGTTCTTCTTCCAAAAATTCAACAACCAATTTTCCATCCAAAGTATAAACTTTAATATCATTTTCAATAAGACCATTGGCTAAAATTTCAATTCCAATACATCTTGATTCTTTTCTAACATTGATTGAAGACATATCAATGTCTTGTGAATGAATTGTAACATCGTTGGAATAATGATAATTTCCAAAATTCACAACCCCACTTGTTGAAGTAAGTGTGTATTGATATGGATTTGTAAATTGGTCATTTGGAACTGTTTGTACAAAATAATTGGATTTAATTTTAGAATCACCTTCTACAATATAACAATCGCCACCATCATATAATTTCATATTTTTATAAATTTAATTTCTTGTTTAAATACATAATCAAAACATTTTTAAATTAGTTCAATCTCTTACGAAATTTTTCATTTAAAGAAAAAATGTTTAAAAATTCTTTCAAATAGAAGTTTTAAAAATTTTACAATTCTCCTTTAAATCAAAACATCTAAATTTTTACATTTAAAATTCGTTTTAAGAAGACTTTATATAATTTTAAGGGAATCACCTTAGAAAAAAATTTTAACGTCTTAAAACGAATATTTTTTAATTATTTTTTCAAATTTAAAAATTTAGAAATAGATGTTTTTAATTTATTCATAAATGATTGACTATTAGGATTTATTCCAAATTTATCCTGTACTAATTGTTTGATTTTTTCAAGAGTAAAATTGTCACTTTCACCTGTTGTATAATAATCTGCCATTGTTGCATCAATTTGAGAAAGTCTTGAATCATTGGGATTGTACAAAGGTCTATTTTTTCTTTGAGCCATTGGACGAATTTTTGTTTCTGTCATTTTATCCAAACGATACATACGCCATTGTGGTTTGTTTTGTGAATATGAAAATCCATAAACATGCCAACCCACCATAACTTTATTTCCACTCATTCTATGTGTACCAACGGTGAAAACTTCCACAAATCTTCTATGAAACCCATAAACAAATTCCAAATTAGCTGCTTGTTGAATAGCTTTTTTACAAAGTTCTAAATTTGTAGCTACATCACCTTTCGCACTTGGGTATTCATTTAAAATTTGAACCAACGAAAAACTTTCTTCTTTTTGCATTTTATAAATTTTTTGACATTTGTGATTTAGAACTAAATCTAAACATGTCTTTTAAGGCACTTTTTATAATTAATTTAAAGACTTTATAACTTTCTAAGGTGATTGCCTTATAGAAAATTTTTAAGGGCTTATTTTATTTATTTTTTATATAAAATTTTTAAAACTAAACTTTTAGTTTGAACGTGAATTATATTTTCTTCAAATCTTTTAAAATATTTTGCTCTCACGCACGTACGCACCCGTTTTTAAATTTTCAAAATTTCAATAGGTAAAATTGGTCTGAAAGACCTGAAAGATTGTTTTGAGTGTTTTGATTTTTTTAAAAATGTCCTCTTTTTAATCTTTTTCTTCCTTTTCACCTTTTAAAAATCCTGATAGGTAATTTTAATATAAATATTTCTTGAATGAGTACATAGTTAAATTTATCCTGAATATCAGGTTTTATTTATTAATTGTACTTTTTATATATAAAATATAATTTATTTAATAATTAATTTTTGCCTATATAATGTATATCAAAGAGTATAATGTCTATCTTTGATTTTTAAAAAGTTATTTTTTAAAAAGTAATTAATTAATATTAGTTAATCAAGATTTTTTATAGATAAAATTAATTAATAGAATAATCTAATTTAATGAATAAATAAGTTAAATATATTATTTAAAGAATAAATCTTTAAATAAAGTATTTTTAACCTGTTTTTACCCATTAAATTTAACCATGTTCTTTTAACTATTAATTTTACCTGTAACTAATCTTATTTTTCTATTTTTATTTAACTATTACTTTTTAACAAGTAAATTTTTAAAAGAAACTTTTTAAAATAATAACTTCCTATACGTGGGCGAGGGTGTGTACGTGTACATGTACGTGTATGTGCGTACACATGAGATTTTAAAAAGTCATTTTATAATTCCTCCTTTAAAACCAAACATGTCTTTTAAGGCACTTTTTATAATTAATTTAAAGACTTTATATAATTTTAAGGGAATCACCTTACCCACATAAAAATAATTGAAAATAATTGATAATTTTTATATAATTCTAAAATTTTTCAAAAGGAACTTTTTTAATGAAAAAAATGTCTTATTTTCGAAGCAAAAAAATAAATTAAAAATATGAAACCAAACAAAGGTTCAGAAAAATTTGTAAAATATTACAAAAGCATGGGTTATCCAAATGGGATAGAAAATTCACAGGCTTTTGCAAATGCGTATAGATTAGCATATGGAAATTCAACATCAGAAGTAGTTTTTACAAGATTGAAAGAAAATCTTTCGGAAAGTAATGGAATTAAACATGGATTTTATTACAGTACACATGGTGTTCTTATAAATTTCTTTGCACCATATGATGAAGAAAAAAATAAAGAATTTTTAGAAAAGGTGTTGAAATTAGCAGAAGAGTATGACAATATTTGTCAAGTTTCAAAAAGTGTTTATGTTAAAATGGCTGTTCCCGAACACATTCGAAGGAAAAACGTTATTGCAAGAATGATAAAAAACAATTCTTCACAAGCAAGAATAGAACGATATAAAAAAAGTAAAAAGTTAAAAATTGATTATTTTTTTAAGGGAAAAATTACAAAAACCACGAGAGACGTTATAAAAAATCTTACACCAAATGTTTATGGAGAATATTTTAAAAATGTGCAAGGAGTGGAATTAGTTGCTATAACAGATGGTGGGAAAATTTCAAAAGAAGTACAATCAAAAACAATTCCACCCGAATTGTTCTATCATTTGATAAAATTTGAATTAATAGAAATTATTGAAGATAGAGAATTTTATAAAAAGTTTTATTTCAGAGAAGAGTTTATTAAGAATTTTAGAAAATATATAAGATTTTATAGAGATAAATAATTTTAAAAAAACATGAATTTAGGAAAATTTTACAATTATTCAGACATTTGTTTAGTTCCAAAATTAGGAATTGTTAATTCAAGACAGGATGTTAAAACGGAAACAGAATTTTTAGGAAGAAAATGGAATCTCCCAATTATTCCTGCTAACATGAAATGTGTCATAGATTTTAAAATTGCAGAAGAATTAGAAAAAGAAAATTGTTTCTATATTTTACATAGATTTTATGAATATGATGAAATTTTAAAATGGGCTTTTGATAAAAAAGATAAAAATTTTTATTTAAGTCTTTCAATAGGAGTAAATGAGAAAGATTATAAATTCATTGATGATTTATGGAACAATGATATTAATCCCAACTGTTTGACAATAGACATTGCACATGGTCATTCACAATCTTTGGAATGTATGGTGATGTATATTAAAAAAATATTTCCGAAATGTAAAATTATTGGTGGTAATGTTTCAACATTGGAAGCTGTTAAATATTTACAAAAATGGGGATGTGATGCTGTTAAAGTTGGAATTGCTAATGGAAAATCTTGTATAACATATAACAAAACAGGAGTTGGTACACCAATGTTTAGCACCGTTGAAAATATTTGTAAAAATAAATTTACAGGAATTTTTATTCCAATTATTGCAGATGGTGGTATAAGAGAACATGGAGATATTTCAAAAGCTCTTGTAGCAGGTGCGAGAATGGTGATGATTGGTTCAATGTTTGCAAGTTTGTCAGATAGTCCTGCGGAAATTGAATATATAGAATTTGGAAATTTATCAGAAAATGAACCTTTTAAATTTCCAAGAGGAAAATATTTTTATGGGTCTGCTTCTGTTGAAAACAAAGGATATTCAAAAAATATTGAAGGTAAAAAGGTGCTTTTGGAATACAATCCACAAACTTATAAAGAAAAATATCAGGAAATTAAAGAAGATTTACAATCAACAATTTCTTATTTAGGTGGATATGATATGAAAATTTTTGAAGAAGAAATTGATTATACAATTTCTTAAAAATATTTTATAAAAATCTTGTTTTATAACAATATATCAATTATCTTTGAAGCATTAATTTAAAAAATATTTATAAATATGAAAGAATCATTTAAAGAATTTCAACAAAGAGGAAAAGTAGAATTTTTACATATTATTCATAATAAACTTTATGAGACAGGAACTTTTCAAAGAAATTTTGGAAAGACATTTTATTTTACAAATATTCTAAAAGGATATTTAGAAGTTTTGGAAGATGAAAATATTATTGTTATTTTAGAAGATAGAAAACGTCTTAAAGAATTTATTGATACATTTTTTGAATTGGATGGTGTTCAATCTTTAGAGCCAAAATTTAAGAAAAATATTTCTAAAATTGATTTTAATAACAATTCTAACAAAGTGTTTTTTAAATTCGTAAATGATGGGAAACCACTTGATGAAACTTTGCGTGGAACGAATATTAGAAATATTACACCAATTTGTGATTTAGATAATTTACCAAGTGATTTCTACAAAGAATTGAATGAATATTCAGAAAGTGCTTTGTATTATATAAACAATTATAAGAATACTTTTATATTTGATGTAGAAAATTCTTCGTTAGTCAATCCAAAAACAGGTTGCATAAATTTAAAATATAAACCTACAACATTTGAACATGAATTTTTAATATGAAACTTCGTTATTTAAACATTTACAAGGCACAAATAAAATCACATTTATTAAATATTCAAAATCAACTTTCTCAAAAGAATGTTAAATTTGATTTTAAATTGTTGGACATTAATCCAATAGATGAATATTTTGATGTTGAAGTGTCAAATAAAAAAATTTACAATTTTTTAAAAAGAAATTTAGCTAAATTTAATTAAAATATGCCAACCACTAAAAAATCTCCTAATAATAAAATAAATTTAAAAAGTTCTTTAAAAGAATATGATGCTAAATGTTTGTCTGCACAAAATTGTTTAAAATTATTGCTCAATCATAAAGCAACTCCAAGATTTATTGAAATGGTAAATAAAATAATTTCATATTTTGAAAGTATAGAAGAATATGAAAAATGTAAATCTTTAAAAGATTTTTTAAAATATAATGAAGAAGTGTTTGGGAATGTAGAATAATATTTTTACATTTGTAACAGAATTTTAACAAAACAAATTAATAAATAAATTTTATGGAAACTTGGGAAGAACTTGAAATAGAAAGATTAAAATATTGGTATAAACTCAAAAATAATTATGAAAATCAATTATTTACTTTTAGAGTAAATTATTCTTATTTATATTTTGATGAAGAATTAATGGGTGATGATGAATTTTATGAAACATTTGATTTTCAAGAATTACAATACGCAATAGAATTTAAGGAATTATTAGAAAAAGTTAAACTTTTAGATGTTCCTAAATTAACTAATTTAACATATTTAGTAGGTGATATTAAAATTTATAAAGTAGTTTTTGAAACAAGAGAATTAATAATGTAAATAAATTAAGAAACAAATGGTAGAACTTTTAGAATTTTTTGGAAATGATACAATGTGTTGCAATGCAGCTCGTGTAAGTTATAATAAAGAAGCATCAAATTATACAGATGAACAAAATGCTAAATTGATTAAATATTTAGTAGAACATAAACATACATCCGTTTTTAGACATCCACAATTACAATTTAGAATTACTTGTCCAATTTATGTTGCAAGACAATTAGAAAAACATCAAGTCGGAATGTCTTTGAATAGTATTAGTGGTAGATATGTTGATTTTAGTGATTCTTACACTACAATTGATATTTGGAGAAAACAATCTAAATCAAGTAAACAAGGCAGTGAAGGATTAGTTGACAATCAAGAAAGATGTAATGAAATCCAAGATAATGTTTTAGAATATTGTAAATTGGCTTATGATGAATTATTGGAATTAGGTGTTTCAAAGGAGCAAGCACGTTCTATTCTACCATTAAATCTAAATACAACATTTATTTGGACAGGTAGTTTGTTAGCATTTATTCATCTTTTTAACCTTAGATTGAAAAAAGATGCTCAACAAGAAACCCGTGAATTGGTTCAAAAAATATTAGAATGTATTAAAAATATTGATGGAAATCCTTTTAAATTTACAATAGAAGCATTTGGATTATGAAAATAGATAAATATTCTATCACAAAAGATACTTTTGTAAGATTACTTCCAAGTAGAGGTTATTCAAAGAAACAATGTTCGGAAGCGATGCAAGTAATGGAAGTTTGGAATAATTGTTTAACAGTTAAATGTAAAGATGGGTGCATGACAAAACCTTATGAGCATTTAGAAATAATTAGTCCAAATGATTATTCAAGATTTAAAGTATTTCATATAGCACCATATTTTGAAAATGGTTTATAAAATTAATAAAAGATATGAAACCTCATAGAAAAAGCAAAATTCATCATACAGAATTTTAGAAATTGGTAAAAATTATCATAAATTTTTATTTACAAGATTTAAAAGAAAAATTAAAATAAAAAGATTATATAAATGAAAATTAATAAAACAGTAGAAGAATTAGCAACAGAATTTCATAATTTAAACCCTTATAGCGAAGATGTAAAATACGGTTTTATTTCAGGGTATAATTTAGCAAACAAAAAGTTTGAACAAGCTAAAGAACTAATTGAATATTTTGTTAATAGGGTTGAAGAAGGTTCTATTAAAAGTAAAACCACTTACAAACTTTACAAAGAATTTTTAGAAAACAATTAATAATAAATTTAAAATTAAATAAATAAAATGAGAGCAAAACTTAGAGCAGAAAGATTATTAGAATCTTTACAATCATCTTTAAATAATTTAACATCAACATTGGGAAGAACAAGTGCTTTTCCGTTAGTTGAAAACAATTTAGAAAAAATTGATGATTTAATTGAACAACTTCAAGAATTAATTGATGTTGAAGACGGTAGCATGGACAATAATTATTAAATTTTTTAAAATTAAGACTATAAAAAATAACATTCTAAAAAATAGAATTGGAATAATTAAAGTTAGTCCACAAATTGTTGAAGATTTTGAAAATGATTTTGTGTTAGCTAAAACTTTCTTTTCAAATTTCTTTCCAATATCAATCAACATTTGGGATAGGTTTAATAAAATATCTACTTATTACGGATATTCAAAACAATTTAGAGAAGTTGTTGAAGGTGAACCGATTCCACAATATGAAGCTATTTTTAAATCTTTTAGAAAAGGAGATGTTTATAAACTTTCTGTAAAATTCAAAGAAATAAAATAATATGAAATCCGTTGAAAAATTTTTAATTGATAATAAATTTGAATTATATAGTTATTATTGTGAAAATAAAAGATATTCTAAACAGATAAATCCTTACCAAGTATTATATGTTAGAATATATTCTACTATAAATAAAATTATAGAAGTTGAATATGAAGATATTTCTAATGATATGTTACAATTTAGAGATGATAGAATTGTTCCTTTAGATAATGTTAACACATTAAAACGTTTAAAATTTTTATTACAAGCTATTCTATGACAAAAGTAATTATTGCAGGAAGTAGAACTTTTAACAATTATTCTTTGTTAAAAGAAATATGTGATGACTTTTTACAAGGATTTGAAGACATTGAAATTGTTTGTGGAATGGCACAAGGTGCAGACCGATTAGGTGAAGAATATGCCATTTCTAAAGGTTATTCCATAAAAGAATTTGTTCCAAATTATGAAAAATATGGGAGTAAAAAAGCTCCAATAATGAGAAATAAAGAAATGGCTCAATATGGACATATTTTAATAGCATTTTGGGACGGAATATCCAAAGGTACATCAAACATGATACAAGAAGCAAGAAAAAGAAAATTATTAGTAAAAATTGTAAATTATTAAAAAATATGAAAAAATTAAGTTTATTAATGTTATTGATTTTATTCGGTTGTCAAGATATTATTGGAGATTCTTATTATAAAGTAGTTGGTGTCACAGATGTGTCTAAAAGTGAATTTTATAAATATGAAGTTATATTAGACCACCCGTCAGAATTAACATACACGCATTTATTAACAGATAGTTTATATTCAGTTGGAGATTCAATAAAATTGGGTAAATAATTAAATTATGAAAAAAGAAATTTATTTTGAAGAAACTCATGTTGATTTAGAATTTCTTCCACAAAATGAAGAAAATATTTTAATAGCAGAAATTGTTGACGTACAAGTAAATCCCGATATGACAGAAACACAAATATCTTTACTAATAGGTGAACCAAAAGAATTATGTTATGAAGTTTTACTTTCAAAAGAAATTTTAGAAAAAATGATTGAAGTATTAAATAATAATTTTAGAATAAAACAATTAAAATAAATTTTATGAAATTAACAGCAGAAGAATTAGAAAAACAAATTGAAATATTTTATAATAATTTAGAAAAAATTCAAACATTTGATGTTGAAAAATCTTTATTATTAAAATATTTTACAGAAAATGAACAAACATTGTTCACATCACCATATGCACAAAACGAAGATATTTCTAAATATACATTTGATGGTGGATATGTTTGCTATGTAAATAATTTTGTAAAGGCTTGTAAATATCTTTATAGACTTTGGAACACATTCTCACCATTAAATTTTACAGAAGATGAATTACTTTTTACAGCTTATTGTTGTGATTTGGGAAAACTTTCTGTTGATGGATTTCCAATATTTGTAAAAAATGATGTTGAATGGGAAATTAAAAAGGGATTTCTTTATAAAATAAATCCAAAAATAGATTTTATGAAATATTCCGAAAGGTCTTTGTATATTTTACAAAGCATTGGAATAATGATTGAACCAAAATTATATTTGGGAATAAAACTTCAAAATGGACTTTATGATGAAAATAATTCCGAGTATTTAAAAACATTCAATCAAGACAGGTCTTTAAAAACAAAACTTCCTTTATTAATTCACCAAGCACAAGTTATTGTAAATAATTCTTAAAATATTATTAAATATATTTATTAAAAATTATTTAATAATATGGATATGGTTAAAAATACTGAAAATTATATGTTTTTTAATAATTTAAAACAAATTAAAAAACAATGTGAATTATTATTAGGGTTAAATGAAAAATATCTTGATAAGGTTATTAATAATGGGCATGATTGGGCAGATGACCATATTTCAGTAGCTAAAGAAAATATTGACCAAGTTTTTGATTTTTTAATGAAGCCTATTTTATCTAAGATAAAAGAGAATTTAATAATTGAATCTCAACAAATAAATGAGATTAAGAACTGTCCAACAGACCCAACTAAATGGGCTGCATCAAAAGCAGCGGCTAAATCTAAGTTTGACATATATCCAAGTGCATATGCAAATGGTTGGGCAGCTAAAAATTATAAATCAAAAGGTGGTACATGGAAAAAATGTAAAAATTAATTCATATGAAAATAAAAGTAAACAAAAATAATTTACAATATATTAAAGAAGATTTACAATATATTAAAGAATCTATCGAAACTAATAAAAATTTAAAAGAAGACCTTAGAAGATGGTTTAAGGAAAAATGGGTTGATGTAAGTAGAAAAATTGGTGGAAAACATCCACCTTGTGGTAGAAAAGAAGCTGATGATAAAGCATATCCAAAATGTCGACCATCAAAAAAGGTTTCGAAAGATACACCTAAATTGAGTAGTTCATATAGTAAAGAAGAAAAATCTAAAATGACTTCTCAAAAAAGACAGGCTGAAAAAAATGAGCCTAAGAATGGTAAAGGCAATGCTCCTACAATGGTTAAATTTGATGAAAATTTATTACAAGAAGTTGAAAATAATATTTCTTATCCAACTTTGGTCAATGAAAATATTGAAGTTTCACAAGAATTAAAATCACACATAATATCAAAAACTCCGTTGAGAGAAAGCACATCTGATACATTATCACAACTATTGGAAGAATCTAAAGATTTGTATATGAATGGTGATTTAGAATTATCAGATGAAGATGTAAAATTCATTTATGAATCGGAATATTCAATAGAAGAAACTGATTTTATTTTATCTAATTCATTAAATGAAGCAGAATATCAGGGAAGAACGGTTAAATTGAATAAAGTTATGCAAGGTGATGTGAAGAAATTTAAAGTTTATGTTAAAAATGATAATGGTAGAGTAATAAAAGTTAATTTTGGATTTGGTGGAAAATCTGCTAAAGGTAAAGTTATGAAAATTAAGAAAAATAATCCTGAACGAAGAAAATCATTTAGAGCAAGACATAAATGTTCTACGGCTACTGATAAAACTACTGCAAGATATTGGTCTTGTAAAATGTGGTAATTATTAAAATAAAAAACTAATAAAATAATGGAAATTAAGAATATATTTGTACCATATGAAGAATCTTTAGACCTATTCAATTTAGGTTTTAAAGAAGATTGTTTAGCTTGTTACAGAGGACATGATTTATACACTTCTTATTTAGCAGGATATTTTGAAGATTGGAAATTAGAAAATAATTCAAATTTAGATGGTGAAAGATGGATAGCTTGTCCAACATTTGAACAAGTGTTTGAATGGTTTCGAGAGAAACATAATTTTTGGAGCTACATTTATCCAAACATTTATAATAAAGATTGGAATTATCATATTCAATATTATGATGAAAAACAATGGGGAGAAACCCATTTACAAAATGGTTATAAATCATTTAATGAAGCAAAATTAGAAGCCCTTAAAAAACTAATCAAAATAATTCAGAATGACAATTAAAACATATTTAAAAAACTTAAAAACAGAATCAAATGTAAAAGGACTTTGGTATTTTGATGATTTTTCTCAACACCCAAATATTCTTTTACAATTTGATGAATTTAAAAATATTAGTGTAGAATTTATAAAAGATATTAGAAAAGAACACATAAATTCAATGGTAATATTAAAAAATTTAACAAATGAACTTTTTAAATCTACTATTCGTTTATATTCTATATGGCTTGATGGAAATGATGTTTATTTCAATATTTCTAAAAATAGCTTAAAATAAATTTTATTATGACAACATTAGAAATTATATTCTCAATTATTATATTAATTCTATTATATTTAGTTTGGAATTTATTTAGAAAGAATGAAGCATTAGAAGAAGAAAAATTAAACAATGACCAATTTTTAACAAATGTTCAAAATGTCGTTGTTGACAGTTTTCAAAAAATAGGAGAAGTTGATGCAAACTATTCTCTTGAAAACGATGAAGTGATAGGATTTGTTTATAAATTTCATAAAGAATTAATATCAATTTTAAATGAATATTTTAAATAATTAAAAAATATTTTACAAATTTAATAAAGGTTTTTAGAATTAATTTTCTAAAGACCTTTTTATGTTTAATGAAGACTTTGATAAATTTTAAAATAAATCTTAAATTTATTATGTCTTTATCTATAAAAGAAGTTAAAAAAGGTAAAAAGAGAAATTATTATTTCACGAGAGAAGTTCAAGATGACATTATTGCATATAATGCAACAGATGATAATATTTTAAAAAATAAACTTTATAACAGGTCTATTCATCAAGCATTTCATAGACTTTGTGAAGCTATTTTAAAAACATTCAAATTCACTTATACAGATGGTGTTGAATTAGAAGATTTAGTACATGAATGTGAAATTCACCTATTTAATAACATACATTTGTTTGACACATCAAGAGGTTCAGCATATAGTTTTTATGGAACGGCAGCAAAGCGTTGGGGAATTTTATACAATATGAAGAACTATAAAAAATTAAAAGAAACTGTTCAACCCGTTGATGTTGATTTTGAAGGTTTGGAAAAACAAAAATATGAAGATAATGAATATGATAGACGTGAACAACAGATGGATTATTTTACAGATTATTTTTGTGAGTATTTAGAAGAAATGATGGATGAATTGTTTATAACAAGACATGATAAACAAGTTGCAGAAGCCTTTATCAAAATCCTTAAAAATAGAGATAATTTAGAAATTTTTGATAAAAAAGCTATGGTGATATATATAAAAGATGTTGCAAATGTTTCGGAAAGTAAAATTTTAGAAAATTTCAAAATTATAAAAAGTAAATATTTGGAATTAAATGCTCAATATGAAGAGAATGGATTTTTATAATTTATTATTTATTATAAATGGCTAAAAAGAAATTTTTAACAGAAAAAATATTTGGTGATAAAACTCTTGGAGATTTATATAAAGAAATACATGAAGATATTCAAGATACAAAAGAGCAGTTGGTTGCAACATTAGAACAAGCAGTTCCACAAATTGGGGATAAACAAGATGTTTTAATGTTATTACCTTTGATAACAAATTTATTTGATAAGTCTATTAAAAATACGGCAAATTTAACAAAAGTTGCCGAAATTTTAACAAAGACATTTTCTCAAAATGAAGAAGAAGGTGGTGGTAAAAAAGATGTTGAAGAAGTGGGGGATGATGTTTTTAAAGAATTTGATGCTTTATTAAAATTAAAGAAAGAAGAGAAAAAATTATTAGCTAACTAATGATAGACCAATTTATTGGAGATAAACCGAAAGGATTACAAAATCAAAATTTTGATGAATTTACATTCACAACAGCAAAGGTTGTGGACGTTATTTTAAATAGTAGTCACCCTGATTATAAAAAGATGGGTGGTAATTCGGGTTTAGGTGCAATTAAATATGAAATTTTAAAAAATTCACCAACTTCCAATAAAAATACATTAACATATGCTCTCCCATTAATCTCTTTTATAAAGTCATACCCATTAATAGGTGAAACAGTGTTAATTTTAAATGGATTACCAACAGTTAATTCAGGAAATAAAAACACTGTTACTTTTTCATATTATTTATGCGATGTAAATTTATTTAATACACCTCATATAAATTTTTTGGGGAAACCATTTAAAGAAAATAAATATTTTAAAGAAAAAAATGAATTTCACCCATTATTTTCTTTTGAAGGTGATAGAATAATAGAAGGTAGAAACAATCAAACTTTACGATTCACTACTGATAAAGATGGGTTTCCCAAAGCTATTTTAAGAGTTACGAGTAAAATTCCTAAACAAAGCGATAAAAATAGTTTTATTGAAGAAGATATTAATGTCGATGATGCAACAATTTTATTTTCTACCAAAGGTAAAATACCAATAAATGTTGCATATGGTAATTTAGCATCCTATAATATTAATATATCAAGTGAAACAAGTAATATTATTTCAACAGATGTTACAAATAAACCTTCCACAACAGTTGCAAATTCATCTATTGATAATGCAACATTAACACCTGTTATTGAAGTTAAAACTGTTGAAAAAGAAAAGGAATTATTCCAAATTTCATTAGAAGAAGTTGTTGTAAAAGCAAAAAGATTACCAAGTGTTGATGAACAAGATGATTTTAACGTTCCTGTTTACACATTTGAAGAAAGTGATAAATTTGGTTTAGAAATTGTTAATATAGCCGATTCTAAAGACTTTGACCAATTTTTATATGAAAATGCTTTAGAAAGTGGTGTTGAACAAAAAGTTGAGATTGACTTAGATAAAACACCAAATTCTACAAATATTTCTATTGGAAATGTTGCTCCAATTAAACAGGATAGATTTGAACAATTTTTGGGTACTATAACAAATGTTGATATTCCAATTCATTCAAAAGCGTTGATGGAAGTAATATCATTCTGTGAAGGAACTATGGGACGAGGTAATAATGGATATGATGTTTTACAACAAGTACCACGTACTAATCAATTAGCTTTTATTGATGATTGGAATGAAAATTATCAAAAAGGACATCCAAGTAATGGTTCAATTTGGTTTAAAATGCCACAAACAAATAAAATGGAATATGTAAAATTACTATCTTCCGCATCAGGTAGGTATCAATTTACAAAAAGCACTTGGAATGAATATTCAAGGATTAATACTGATGGTAGATTTACAAAAAATAATCAAAATATTACAACTAATAATTTAATTAAATCTCAATTAGGAGCAGATTATAATATTTTTGATTATTTAATAAGGAGTGATGAACGAGGATATTATAGAGTTTTATCAAAATTATCGGTTCGATGGGATTGTTTCCCCGAAGGAAATAGTCAATATTCATGGAATACTAATAATAATGTTAAACAACATTTAAGACAGAAAGTGAGAAATAATCAAGCAACAATAAAATCTCTTTATATAAGAGCTTATTCTTTTTATGCAAATAGAGCAATTTAATAAATGGCAATTTACACACCAAAAATACCTTCTGAATATTCAGACCCACAGATAATATTAAATTCAGATAGGATTTTATTTAATGCAAAAAAAGATTCAATATTTTTATTTGCAAATAAATCTATCGGTCTTGCTTCAAAGGGTACAATAAATTTTGATGTAGAAAATTATTTTATAGTAAATTCTAAAAAAAATTATTTAGGACTTAATTCAAATGATGAACAAGAACCTGCGGTCTTAGGAGGTCAATTAAAAGATTTTTTAGACGATTTAATGGATTTATTAGAAGATGTTGCGGGGGATTTTAAAGATGCAGAAACTTCAACAGAAGGTGGTAAGATTATAATGATTAACATGGCAGGAAAAAATATTGAAGAAAGAGTGAAAGAATTGAAAAAAATGATTCCACCCTTATTCTCAAAAATAACTTATTTAGAATAATGGATTTAGTAATAATTTTATTGAATAATGTTATTTCACTTTTTATGGTGGGAGTGGAATCATTTTTAGTGATATTAGAACTCACTATAAAAAAATCTAAAAAGAATTTAAGAAAAAATTTTAATTACGAACAATATAAAGTTTTAAAAGCTAAAATAGAAAAAATATTAAAACTTTTAAATTTAATTGAAAAACAATTAACATTAATTAGAAAGATTTTAACTAATATAGAAATAGTTATACAAGTATTAAAGGCTATTATTAATGTATTAACAAATATTCCAATACTTCCAACAAAGGTACATGATATTTTAATTAGTGCTAAAATCTTTTTAAACAATGCTATAAAAGTTTTAAGAGTTATAAATAATTTATTAAAATTCATTATTCGAAAAATTGATAGAATACAATCTTTATTAACAGATTTTTTAATAGAATTTAATCAAAAATTAAAAGAATTAATTGAATTATTTAACACTGTTAACACAAATAAAAATATTGATGGATATAATGGATTAGTGATAAATAATGGAGCTTCTAATACAGGAATTAATGTTGGTTCAATAGTAGTTAATACAAATATCAACACTAATATTTTTAAAGATAATGGATATGATTTTACTTATAAACAGGTTGAATTAATTATATTAGATTTGAATGACTATTCTAAAATAGTTGATGATATAATTAAAAATACACAAGAATATAAGGGATATACATTTAAGATTTATGAATTAGACAGTTCTATTCCAAATGTTAAAAATAGGTTTGCAGTAGCATTGGATGATAAGGGTGTTGAAAGGTTTAGGTCAGAAACTTCTTTTACATTAAGACCTCCTGTTTTAATAGAATCTTTAAAATTTAAAATTGATAATCATTTAATAGAAAATTATAAAGTCTAAACTATTTATACAAAATGAATGAAGATGATATTTTATTATTAAAAAAATTAAAAAAAGACCTTCCAAAATATAAACCTTTTCTAAAAAAATTAGAATTAGATTTCTTAGAAAATTTTGATAAAGAAAATGATTTATTGGAATATGTTAAAAAATATTCAAAAGAATATTATTTATTAAGAGAATTTTTTATAAAAGAATTGCATGGTATTTTTAGTCGCCAATTTAACTTTAATAGATTAAGATATAAAAAAATAAAAAAATATAGAAATTTAAAAAGATACTTAGAAAATGAAATTGAGTCAACTTAAAAAGATTATTAAAGAATCTGCAAAAGAAGCTGTTTTAGAAGTGTTGAATGACATAGTTCCCCAACAAACATATCAAGCACCTGTTCAACAAAGAATTAATGAAAATTTTACTAATTTTCATGTTAGTACACAAAATACGAATCCACAAATCAATAATATTAGGGAACAAATGAAACAAATGTTCATGCCCCCCCAACAAACATATCAAGCACCTGTTCAACAAGTTAATCAACCTGTTATAGTTCCACAAGAACTTCCAAAAACAGCTTTAGGTGGTCTTTTTGGAGCAGTTGCTAATAGAATGGATGTTCAAGATTTAAAAGAATTAAATTCACAGAAATTTTAATAGATGCGTAGAGCAGTAAAATATCAACCAATAGATTTAGATGATAATAAACGAGTTGGAATATCAATCCCATTCAATGGAAAATCCGTTTTCAATTCAACATATACGACTGCTCAACAATTAAAATCTAATTTAATTAATCTATTACTAACAGATAAAGGTGAAAGATTTTTTGATAGTGAATTTGGAGTTGGTTTAAGAAGTTTATTATTTGAAAATATTACAGATTTTGAATCAATCAAATCTACTATTATAAAAGAGATTGAAAGATACATTCCATCAATGATTATTCAAGATTTTATAATAACAGATTTAGGTAACAATCAAATAAATATTTATTTAAAATATAGTTCTGAAACTAATTTAGTTAGTGATGAAATTAATCTTGAATTTAATTAATGTCTGAAAAAAATTTAACTTATATAAACAAAGAATTTTCTGATTACAAAAATTCATTAAAAGAATTTATAAAAGTATATTATCCCAACACTTTTAACGATTTTGAAAATGAAAGTGACCCTGCAATGATGTTTGTTGATATAGCAGCCGTTGTTGGAGATGTTCTTTCATTTTATCAAGATAAACAGTTTAATGAAAATTTTTTATTATATGCAAAAGAAAAGGAAAATATTTTTGGACTTGCATATCAAATGGGATATAGACCACAAGTTACAAGCCCTTCTTTTGTAGAACTTTCTGTTAGACAATTAATTCCATCAAAAATAGTTTCTTCAAGTGCTTCTCCAAATTTTGATTATGCTATCACTATTGATGCAGAAGCAACTGTTTCAAGTTTATCAACAGGTATAGATTTTTTAATTCAAGAACCAATAGATTTTAACTTTTCTTCAAGTTTTGACCCAACTGATATTCAAGTATATTCTACAAATAATATAACAGGACTCCCTGAATATTATTTGTTAACAAAAAAAGTTAAAGCTATTTCTGCAACATTGAAAACAGAAAATATTTCTGTGGGAAATGTTCAAAAGTTTTTTACAACAAATCTTTCTGATAATAATATAATTGGAATTTTAGATGTTTTTGACAGTGATGGAAATAGATGGTATGAAGTAGATTATTTAGCCCAAGATACTATATTCGATGCTGTTAAAAACATTTATAAAAATGACCCAATTTTATCACAATATAATTCGGATAGTCCATATTTAATAAAATTAAAAAAAGTTCCAAGAAGATTCGTTTCGAGATTTAAGTCAACAGGTTTATTAGAGTTAGAATTTGGAGCAGGCGTTTTTTCAATACCTGATGAAGAATTAGTTCCAAATCCAAATAACGTTGGAATAAGTGGTGGAATTTCAAAATTAGGAACGAATTTAGACCCATCTTCACCAATGTTTAGTGGTGCTTATGGAATTTCACCAAGAAATACTACATTAACAATTAGATATTTAGTCGGAGGTGGACTTTCTTCGAATCTTCCTGCACAAGATATTGCTAATATACAAGATGTCACAATAAATCTTTCTTCAAATTTAGATGTGAATATTTCAAATATTGTTAGAAATTCATTATCAATTATCAACGAAGTTCCATCAAGTGGTGGTAAAGGTGGTGATACAATAGATGATGTTAGACAAAGGTCTTTAGCAAGTTTTTCTACACAGAATAGAGTGGTGACAAAAGAAGATTATGCTGTGAGAGCTTTATCAATGCCTACAAAATTTGGAAGTATTTCAAAAGTTTATGCTACACAAGATTATCTATTTTCCAATAATATTTCTGATAATCTAATTGATAACAATCCATTATCAATTTCATTATATGTTTTGGGATATAATCAAGATAAAAAATTAACAAATGTTTCAAATTCTATAAAAGAGAATTTAAAAGTTTATTTGTCACAAACGAGAATGTTGACAGATTCAATTTTAATAAGAGATGCTTTTTACATAAATTTTGGAATAGATTTCGATATTGTTGTTCTCCCCGATTATAACGGAAAATTGGTGTTATTAAATTGTATAAATGTGCTAAAAGATTATTTTAATACAGATAAATGGCAGATTAACCAACCAATATATGTTTCAGATGTATATTCAACAATTTCAAATGTAGAAGGTGTACAATCAATTAAAAAAGTAGAATTTAAAAATATAACGGGAGAAAATTATTCACAGTATTCATATGACATCATTTCAAGAAATAACATCATTTATCCAAGTCTTGACCCAATGATATTTGAATTAAGATTTCCCGATGTAGATTTAAAAGGTAGAATTGTAAGTTTTTAATTATGGAAATGAAATTAGTAAATATTTTAAAAGAATATTTTAATGAATCACAGTTAAATAAAGAGACTTTAGATGATTTTATAAAAAGATTTGAAAATAAAAATTCTAACCCAAATTTTTTGAGAAATCATTTTAAAAATCCAAATTTTAGATTGGAATTAGTAAAAGATGGTGATGTTAAAATAAAAAAATATGATTGTTCATCTCCAAATCAATGTGAAAGAAATACATTTGTTTTTATAAAAAATATGATTGAAAAGAACAATCATAGATATTTTCCTGTTAGTGGATGGGCTTTTATGGAATCTACTACATATTTTGAACATTTTTGGGTATATGATTCTATGAATGATATATTCGTTGATATTACACCAATGAACGATGATTTACCATATGCTTATGGAGGGGTAATAAATTTTAATATAAATGATGATATTGAAAATGCTTCAAAATATAATGAAATAAAATTTTTATTGGGTAAAGTTGGAAATTCTTTATATAAAGATTATGAAAATAATTTAGAAAAAAATATAAATAATAAACAAGCAACTATAAAAAATAAATTTGATTTTATTTTTAAAAATCCTAAATATGAAGATTTGAAGA